CGCGCTGCCCGCGCTGGCCGCCGGCGGGGCGCGCATCTCGGTGCGCTGGGTGCATGAAAAGCTGCGCATTCCCGAAGCCGCGGAAGGTGAGGCGGTGTTCGGTGCGCCGGCCGTGGTGCCAAATGCCATGCCAAATGCCGCGCAAGCCGCTGTTACTTCCGCCGCGGCTACCCGGGCGGCGCTGGCGGTTTTAACGGCCGGGGGCGCCTCTTCCGCCCCGGCCCCGGACGGCATCGATGCGCTGGTCGACGCCGCGCTGGCCGACTGGCAGCCGCTCATGCAGCCCATGGCTGACCCGATCCAGGCTGCCATCGACGAGAGCAAGGCCGCCGGCGAGACCGCCGAGCAGTTCATCGCCCGTCTGCCCGCGCTGCTCGACCAGCTGGACCCGGCCGCCCTCACCGCTGCGCTGGCCCGCGCCGCCTTTGCCGCGCGCATCGCCGGCCGCGCCGGCCTCGATGCCGAGGGCTGAGCGGTGAGCGCCGCCAGCGAGTTCGCCAAGCTCTACCGCCTGGCCCCGCAACAGGCCATCGACTACCTGCAGGGCCGCGACAAGACCACCATCACCTACGACTGGCGCGACCTGCTCGCCGACGAGCACGCCAAGCAATTCACCGTGTCGCGCCTGGCCCGCGCCGACCTGCTCAAGAGCCTGCAGGACGGCATCGGCGCCAGCGTGGACGGCGACCTGTCGCGCCGCGACTGGAACAAATCCGCCACCCAGCTGCTCGCCAAGGCCGGCTGGTGGGGCGAGGTGGACGTGCTCGACCCCGCCACCGGCGCGGCCGTCACCACCACCTTCGACAAGGCCCGGCTCAAGCTCATCTTCGACACCAACACCCGCGTCGCCTACAGCGCCGGCCAGTGGGAGCGCGCCCAGGACGCCAAGGCCACCCACCCGTATCTGCGCTACATCACCCGCGGCGACGAGCGCGTGCGCGCCAGCCACGCGCAATGGAACGGCGTCACGCTGCCGGTGGACGATCCGTTCTGGAACACCCACTGGCCCCCCAACGGCTGGCGCTGCCGCTGCCGCGTGCAGTCGATGACCCGCCGCGAGTACGACCGCGCCAGGGCCGACGGCAGCATCACAACCGAAGCCCCGCCGATCCGCACCCGCGACTGGACTAACCCGCGCACCGGCGAGGTGCTGCAGGTGCCCGTCGGCATCGATCCCGGCTGGGCCTACAACCCCGGCCAGGCCGGCGCACGGGTGGCGGAACTCAAGCGCATGGCCGAACAGAAGCTGGCCGGGCTGCCGCCCAGGCTGGCGCAGGCGGCCAAAGCCGGGCGCCTCGAGGCCGGTATCCCGCAGGGCTTCACCGGCCAGCGGCCGGGGCTGTTCGACCTGCCGCCGGTGCCGGTCACGGCGCTGACGGGGGAGGAGTTCGGCGCCGGCGCGAGCCATGCCGATCTGATGCGCGCTGCCGAATCCATGCTGCGCGGCCTGCAGGGGCGTGACACGCTGATCAACGACGACACGAACTGGGTTCTCACCGTCAATCAGAAAAGCCGCAAGAAGATCGCCGACAACAAGGGGCAGAGCGAACCTGCGCTGCAGGCTGTTGCGGCGCTGCACGAACTGGTGCAGCGGGCCATCGTTGCCGAGCGCCACCCGGATACCGCGCACAACAATGAATTTGTGGATGCGATCTACCGCCTGTATGCCCCGGCAAGCATCGCCGGGCGGCTCTACAGAATCAAACTGACGGTCAAGGATTTGCGCCAGTCCAGCGACGTGCGTAAGTTGCTGCACGCCCTGGATGCGATCGAAATAGAAAACGCCCCGCTGGGAACACTGCCGAACTTTTCCGCAGGGGCGGAACTGGGGACGGCTCAACCAACCACGGGGCGCACCCTCAGTATAGCCGACCTGCTGGCCGGCGCCACGCTGCAGGACGGCACGCCTATCGTGCCGAAGGGCTAGGCCATGATCACCGTCGACATCCAGTCCAACGAGATCGGCCCGGCGCTGCGCCGCCTGCAGGCCCGCCTGGGCAACCTGAGCCCGGCGCTGGCCGGCATCGGCCAGGAGCTCGAGAACCGCATCAAGAACCGCTTCGAGTCGCACACCGACCCCAGCGGCGCCGCGTGGATCGGCTGGGCCGACAGCACGATCAAGAATTACCCCGCCGACGCCAACCGCCGCCTGCTCGACCGCTACGGCGACATGCTCGGCTCGCTCTCTTGGCAGATCCAGGACAGCGCCAGCGTCGCCGTCGGCTTCGGCCAGCCCTACGCCGCCTATCACGAGTTCGGCACCACCCGCATGCCGCGCCGCGGCCTGCTCACCGCCGACCCCGAAGCCGGCACCCTCGCCCCCGCCGACGAACAGGCCGTGCTCGACGTACTCTACGACCTGCTCGACGCCGCCCTCGACGGCCGCTGACCCCCATTCTGTGGGTCGGACTTCAGTCCGACATCGCCCGCCGAACCCCCCCGCCGTCGGGCTGAAGCCCGACCCACAAATATGAGTCTCGCCGGGCGCCGAGCCCATAGTTGAAAAAAAGCCCCGCAGAGCGATTTGCGGGGCTGGGTGGTACTTGCCCCTATCCGATGGGGAGATCGTTCAATGTCGGGCGTTACTTGTAGGGTTATCGGGGATGTTGGAAGGCTAGGCCGGGATGAAAAACTGTTCCGGCTTGGAAAAGCCGAACATCGACAGCGCAATGTAGCTGCGCACGATCATCGGACGGCTGGCGATGCCCTTTCTGAACCCGTCGGTCGGCGTCAGAAAAACATGCTGCTCCCACAGCTTGGCGCGCAGCCCGAATGACTCGACGAAATCCCAGTCCATCACGCACTCGGACAGCGGCGCCGCAACACGCCGCGGATTGGCCGGCATGAAGGCGGGCCGGGTCGTCCACTTGATGGACGCCTTGGCCTTCTCCGGCGCAACGTCCAGAAAATAGGCCAGGAAGGCCTCGACGAACTGCTTGCGGGGCGCCGTGTTTTCGGCGCGAGGAATCCCGAGCAGCAGGCGCAGCGGATACATGCCGTCAACCCCGATCCGCTCACTGAAGGCGGGGATCTTCCCGTCCCCGGAGTGGATCGCGGTGGAGAACTCGTCCAGGTAACGGATCACGCTTGCGTGGTCCCAGTCAGACACATCGAGGCCGACGAGGCGGGGGGCTGTCATGGCGCACTCCAGTAGTTTGGTTTTGGGGGATTAGTCGAGCGGGGTGATCGTGTCGTCGGGCGCATCGTCGATGCGCCGGCGCACCCATTGCGCGCCGCCGAGCCGCGCCAGCTTTGCGCGCTGCGCAGGGGTCATGCGCAAAGACACCGTGACGGTGTCCTCGCCGGGCTTGACCGGCTTGCGGCCCTGGCCCCTTCCGGGGCCGCCGTGCTTTTTCTGCTCTTCCATTTAGATCAGGCCCCGGAGGTGGCAGAGGCGCAGCGCATCTTGCGCATTGAGGCCGGCAGATTGGTAGAGGTTGACCCAGTAGAGCAGCGTCTTGGTTTGTTCGGCGTTCATTTTGTTTCCCCTGTCTGGTTATTCGGTTTGTTAATGTAGTGCTAAATCAAAATAAAGGCAAGCGGTTTTTTTGCCTGTTTGCGTGACTAAGCGCCGAAGCCTTTCGCCCTCTCACCCATCGCGCGCGCGCGGCATCCTTGCCGCATGCCTTCCGCCGCCCAAATCTCTCCCGCCGTCGGCCTCGCCGTCCTCGCCTTGCGCGTCACGCCCGGCGAGGCGCTGGTCCGCCTGATCCCCGCCGGCACTTTCGACGCCCCGCGCGGGGCGATGGCCGGCAGCGGGCCGTGGCACCTCACGCCGGCCGCCGCCGCGCGCATCGTCGCGCTCAACGCCAGCCGCTCGGCCGACATCGCCATCGACTACGAGCACCAGCTGCTCGCCGCCGCCGACAACGGCGCGCCGGCCCCGGCCGCCGGCTGGATCGATCCGCGCAGCCTCACCTATATAGATAGCGGCGCCGAGCCCGGCCTGTACGGCGCCGTCAAATGGACCGCCCGCGCCGCGGCGATGATCGCCGCCGACGAATACCGTTACCTCTCGCCGGTGTTTCCCTACTCGGCCGACACCGGCGAGCCCCTCGACCTGCTCAACGTCGCGCTCACCAACTTCCCCGCCATCGACGAGCCCATCCGGGCCGCGCTGTCCGCGCGTGCCGCCATCCAACCCCAGGAGAACCCTGTGAACGAAACCCTCAAGAAGCTGCTCGCCGCGCTCGGCCTGGCCGACACGGCCAGCGAAGCCGACGCGCTGGCCGGCGTGGCCGCGCTCAAGGCCAAGGCCGACGCGCAAGGCACGGAGATTGCCGCCCTCAAGGCTGCCGCCCCGGCCCAGCCCGACCCGGCCAAATACGTGCCGGTCGCCACCATGCAGGCCATGCAGGCCGAAGTCGCCGCGCTGTCGGCCCGCGTGAACGGCGACGAAGCCGCGCGCCTGATCGACGGCGCCATCGAAGCCGGCAAGCTGGTCGAAGCGCAGCGCCAGTGGGCCGCCGACCTCGGCAAGAGCGACCTCGCCGCGCTCAAGGCCTACGTGGCCAGCGCCCCGGCGATCGCCGCCCTCAAGGGCATGCAATCGGGCGGCACCGCGCAGGCCGCCAGCGGCAGCGCCCTCTCCGAGGCCGAGCTGGCCGTGTGCCGCGCGATGGGCCTCGCCCCGGCCGACTACCTCAAGCACAAGGAGGCCTAAGCCATGGCTGCCCTCACCCAAGACCGCCAGACCCCCCGCCGCGCCAGCCGCGACTTTGAATTCCCGGTGGCGGCCGCCACCAAGATTTACGGCGGCTCGATCGTGTGCCTCAACAGCTCCGGCCTCGCCACCAAGGGCGCGGTGTCCACCACCCTCAAGGCGGTGGGCGTGGCCGATGCGCTGGCCGACAACACCAACGGCGCCGCCAGCGCGATCCGCGTCAAGGTGGTGCGCGGCACCTACAAGTTTGGCAACAGCGCGAGCACCGACCAGATCACCCTGGCCGACGTGGGCGCCAGCGCCTACATCGTCGATGACCAGACCGTCGCCAAGACCAACGGCACCAGCACCCGCTCGGTGGCCGGCACCATCCGCGACGTCGACACCGACGGCGTGTGGATCGAGTTCTAACCTTCCCCGGAGCCCCTCATGCTGATCAATGCCTCCAACCTGGCCGCGATGTACAACGGCTTCAAGACCGCCTTCAAGGGCGCCTTTGCCGGCGTGCAGCCGGACTGGGCCAAGGTCGCCACCCTGGTGCCGAGCACCACCGCCACCGAGAACTACGGCTGGCTGGCCGCCTGGCCCCAGCTGCGCGAGTGGATCGGCGACCGCAACATCAAGAGCCTGCAGGCCTTCGGCTACGCGATCACCAACAAGAAGTTCGAGAGCTCGATCGGCGTGCCGCGCGACGCCATCGACGACGACACCTACGGCGTGTTCGGCAACCTGATGGCCGAGATGGGCTATGCCGCCGCCACGCACCCCGACAGCCTCGTGTTCGCGCTGCTCGCCGCCGGCAACACCACGCTGTGCTACGACGGACAGTACTTCTTCGACGTCGATCACCCTGTGGGTAACGGCGTCGTCTCCAACTGGGGCGCCGGCGCCGGCACCGCTTGGTATCTGCTCGAAACCCGCCGCCCGCTCAAGCCGATCATCTTCCAGAAGCGCCGCGAGTACGACCTGAAGGCCATGACCAGCATGGAAGACGAGGGCGTGTTCATGCGCGACGAGTACCGCTACGGCGTGGATGCGCGCTGCAACGTCGGCTACGGCCTGTGGCAGATGGCCTATGGCAGCAAGCAGACCCTCGACGAAACCAACTTCGAGGCCGCCTGCGTGGCGCTGATGGGCATGAAGGACGACGAAGGCCGCCCGCTCGGCATCCGGGGCAACCTGCTGGTGGTGCCGCCCGCGCTCGAAAAGGCGGCGCTCAAGCTGGTCAAGGCTGACACCTTGGCCAGCGGCGCCACCAACCCGTACTTCGGCCGCGCCGACGTGCTGGTCAGCGCCTACCTGTAACGATCTAGAGCCCGGCCGGCACCCCCGGCCGGGCCAAGGAGCCCCCATGTCCGCCAAGACCCCCGCCCCCAAACCCCAGACCGCGCCCAAAGCCACCGCGGCCCCGATCGGCCTCGTCGTGCGCTGCCACCGCCCGCAGGGCCTCTGGCGCGCCGGCCGCTACTGGCCGCCCGAGCCCACCCCGGTGCTGCCGGACGAACTCAGCCCCGACCAGCTCGCCGCCGTGCAGGCCGAGCCCCTGCTCGACGTGCAGGCCATCACCGAATAACCGCCGGAGCCCCCGCCA